TTCGTTCCATATGTATTCCTCCTTTGTATCATTTTGGGGTACTTCATATTCGCTCTGACCGGAGGATATATCAAGCACATTCCGCGAAAATACTATCCGAAGATAAGCCGTACTTTTTGGTCAGTATGGTGCGGATGTGACAATACTCTTTTTCGCTGAAGATACCTTCATCCGTCATGTTCCGGTACAGCGCCAGGGAGGTGCGGTAAAGGATCAGATTGTCGGGGGCGTATTTATTCTGGCTGTCGGGACGCAACGTAACAGGTCCGGCAGCAGTATTTCCGGTTTTTGTTGCCATAGCTCTCAAACTCCTTTCCGCAGTGCTGGCATGTAAGATTGTAATAAGCTTTTCTGCTGATATCCTCCTGGTGGCTGTTCCACCATGCCATACGGCAGGAATCGGAGCAGAATTTCTTTTCCCGGCGGCCTTTGGGCTGCATCAGTGGTCTGCCGCAGTTCTTGCAAATCTTGGCTCCGGGAATATTGGGGTGGCGGTGAATGTGGGATCTGACCGTTCCGGCGGGCAGACCAAGCTTGGCGGCGATCACGGAAGGACTGTGTCCCTCCAGCCGCATATTGTTGATGGCGATTTTATCCTGCAGTCTCATAGTGACACTCCTTCCGTCATGACCGCAAAGTTATGGGGAGAGCAGCCCCAAAGAGCCACTCTCCCCGGTCGGATTATGCTTCGGGTTCTGTTGCGGGAGTGCCGCTGATCTTCAGCATCTTCACTGCCTCGGGCAGAACCAGTTTGGCATCCACACGTTCGCTGGTAATGAAGGCAACCTGGCCACGGTCGGCATACCGCTCCACCAGTCTCTTCATCACACGCTTACCTCGGTCGCCGATCCAGAAGTACCGGAAGTCACCGAACATAACAGGAATGCTGCCGGGAGCGACCTTGTCCAGCGCCTTGCAGACATAAATCGGATGACCGAACAGTTTCTGGGGTTCGCCCTCCTGCAGATTCTCATTCCAGAGAAGGCGGCCGTTGTACTGACGGACGCAGCGAAGTCTGCCATAGGCTTCCTCGGAAATCAGCCAGACAGCATTCTCACGGTAGGGGCGGCGCAGAGAGAATTCCAGGTTAGCCATATCATCAATGGAGATCTCACCCTCCACTTCGGACTCGGCACCTACATCCGCCTGGTGGATCAGACCAAGAGGCTTGCCCTTACCGTTGCCGTGGATGAAGGCTTCCTCTTCCGCTTCGCCGATCCGTTCAGCGAAGAAGCTGCGGATATGCTTTTCCAGATCCACACCACCGTCTTCCAGCATCTCATCGGATGCCAGGATGGATGTACCCAGCTTGTGGGCATCCAGTACCACTTCGCCGAAGGATGCCTTGTTGAAAGACCAAGGCTGACCTTCAATGACCCACTGGGCATCGCCCATACCGTAGGCAATGGGGATATGCATCTTGTGGGTGGTGGGGATGGTTGTGGCGACCTGGCGGATCACATTCCGCTCGGAAAGAGCCTGAACCAGGTCTTTCTCATAGGTATCAGGCACCAGGTAGCCACCGGCACCGTCGCTGCCTTCCTTCATGCTGTTCTGGGGCATGCCGGTATGCATGGTTTCCCAGAAGGCGGCATTGTAGGCTTCGGCCTTCTTCTGTGCCTCGGCGGACAGATCAGGCTTTTTGCCACTGAACTCTGCGGCCATTTCATCCAGTCTGCGCTTTGCTTCATCAACACTTCTTACATTGCTCATAATTGTTACCTCCAAATAATTTTATCGTCTTCCGCCCATGCGGGCAGTGAGCAAACGTTCCATCACATCGTCCTGGGGAGATTTATCACCAAGATCGACTGTGCAGTTTTCTTTGACCACCTGATAGATTTGATACCAGGCAAGATTGGCCTGCTTCATGTATTCACGGGCCATGGTGACATACGGGGACGAGAAAACGGTGCCTGTAGGCTTCTTTGCCAGGAAGCCAAATTCAGACACCGCTTCTTCACATTGGATCCAGCGCGCCACACTCATGGCGTACTGTTCGATTTGCTGAATAGGGACCAGATGGTCGCATTTTCGTTCATGCAGCCATTCCCATGTTTCCTTATAGATATCCTCGGCACAGGTAGTACTGCCATCCTTCTGCCTGGCCTTCAGATAATCCTTGACCGGGGGCATATCACTGCCCTTCAGGTTGATGGCTTCGTCACCGAAGTCCACAACCGTCAGCTTTCTGCCACCGGGATTCCCGGATGCGATTTTCTCCGAGATCGCCTTGGGTTTTCTGCCCGCTCCGGGACGGGCTCCGCCACGATTCGTTCCGTCTTTCGACATAGAATACACTCCTTCTTGAATGATATTGATTTGATTTCCGGTTTTTTGCCTTTGAATTCGCAAAAAATTTGCGTGTGACCCCGTGCCGTTGTCCCCTTTAATAAGCTGTAGGGATATTACCCCCCATAGGGGTATCACAGGATCATATCCTGCGGTTTCTGAAAGCGGCGGTTGTGGAAGTAGTCCATCAGCTGCTGGAAGGTGTCAAAGTAGTGACCGTTACCTTTGTACTGAAGGCACCAGTGGGGATCATCCCTGTCATTGCTGAACATGATGATCACAGCGTGTTCTTTGTCCTGGGGAATGATCCGGACAACGCAGTACCGTTTCAGATCCAGACCTTTCCACAGATAACGGGACAGATCTTCGTCATTCATCGTTCTCACCTCCTTCCTCTTCATCGTGGCAGCGCATATCGTATACATGACCGCAGGCAGGACACTCCTGCCAGAAGTCGGGTGTATGTTTGTTGTCATACACGGGCTCCATTTTCTGATTGCAGAAGGGACAGACCTTTTTGGGGACCACCAGTCTGCGCTCACAGATGCGCTGGCTGCCGTTCACATCCACGTCGATGAGTGCGATGGTATCTTTATAGCCTTCGTCCATCACGGCCCAGAAGAAGCTGTGACCGCTGTCCATCTGGTCATAACAGGGATCGGCAAAATCAGACTTACGGGTTGCCAGAACGGCATAGTCGGTGGTTACAGGGATTACCTGCTTGATTCTCATAATGTAAATACCTCATTTCATAATGGTTGTTTTGTTGTAAAACGATTTTTGTCCTTTTTGTCACATGTCCATATATATGAAAAGTCAATTCTCCATCAGAGGGATGGTATGGGTATATATAAATAACAGTAGTTTAACGATATATATTTTTATAGATATCCATACTGACTCTGATGCAGAGTTCAAGTTTCTTCCTTACGGGACAGCGGACAAAAAGGACAATAATCCGGATGGGTTGGGATTTCTGATTCTTGGGGGCATATAGGGAAACCTCAAAATTCATATATAAATATGATTTCTAACCTACAGGGACACGTGACAGAAAGGACAAAAATGCCATTCTCACGCAGCCTGCTGGTACAGTAACGGATTAACGAGATAAGTAGGATTGGCGGGTCTGCCTTTGGCAGGTGCGTTTTCGGATTCCTTCAGCGCCACATAACCCAGATCCGCCAAGTGGTTCAGCACCGGCTGCACGGTGTCCGCTGTCTTGAAGCTGCGGCAGATCCGCATGATGTCTCGGCGGGTGAATTCCAGAAGGCCGTTTTTCACAATGCCGTCCAAAGCGTATTGACTCTGCTTCACCAGATCGTCAGCGCCCATCAGGGAATATGCTGCACGGGAATGTTCCGTGAAGTATCTGCCGATGGCAATGGCACCGGCCATAGTTTCTTCATCTACGACCATGGAATCGGAAAGATCCAGAAAGTCGGAGCAATGGGAATTGGCGGCCCGGCACAGCAGTCCGGAGATTCGTAGCACCGCACCAACCAGTTTACCGGTCCAGTCCGGGATGTCCGCATACTCTGTTTTCATTTTGGACTCCACTTCGCATGCAAAGGATTCCAGCAGCCTGTCCGCTTCCGGGGAGAGGTTGATCAGCTTCGGTGTCTTAGGGACCTCGTCCTCCAATAGATTCCGAATCACCACTTCATAGCACCGGGATACCTCCGCCGGGATCGGTTGGGTGCGGTATTTCCGGTTACCCACAATGGACTGGGGCATACAGTACATAAATCGAGCAGTCAGACCTCTGCCACGGAAAACACCGTTGCGCATCATGCCGGACAACACATTGGGCTGAACTGCCAGCAGAACAGTCAATGCGGGATCCATAATGCTCTCGCTGTTTCGCCCTACCCGGTCTACACGAATGTTGTCACCGCTGTGACCTTTAAGGAATACATCGATGTTCACATTCTTCGTGTAAATACCAGCCAGCATATCGAAGATGCCGCCCTCGGCGGATACAACGGCTGCCGTACCATTGTTTTCGGCCAGAACCGAGGTCAGCTTTTCCGTGGTCACATCGTCCACATACAACCGCATAGGCATCTTTTCCCGGAATCCGGCCAGCTGCAGAGAGATATCCTGCAGATCCTCCATTTGTGCTTTGCCCTTGAGAACCTGATCCTCCAGATTCTTCTGTTGCTTCTCCAGAATCCGTTTTTCCATCCGGCTGCGTTCTATGGCAGCGGCGTGCTGCTGATTGTATTCCGCCTCATAACGACTGACCGGCTGGGTCATAAAATTAATGACTGCGGATTTACGCTCGGAAGGCTCCGCCACAATGACGGCGAACAGATTCAGTGGCTCGCTCCAGTCCTCTTTGCCTTTGATCCGGAACTTGCCCTGCTGGCAGAGCGCCAAGACAGCCAATGCCGCTGTGGCGCTCATATCCACCTTGGTCTGAGTGGTTTCCGCAACTGCCAGGACATAGTCCCGGATGGCGGGCGGGAACGCATCCACAGGGAAGGGCGGGAGAGCGTGCTGGGTAAAGGGGATAGGCTGCTCCCATTGTGGCTCGGCAGGCCTGTTGTACTCTGCCGCAGGAATATAGCCCGGCTGCTTCTTTACCTTCTCATGAAAGAATCTTACGGCGCTTTTCCAGGTGCTGTTGACTTCGTACTCCGGCAGAGGAGGTGAGCATCGCTCTACTACCTCCATAAACTTTTCATAGGCTTCCGGGGTGTCACCCCAACGTTTCAGGATCTTCCCAGCAGCATGAGAAATCGTGCTGTTGCGGCTGCCTTCCGGGATAGAACCGATCCGGGCAGCAGAAGATTCCTCCATATCCGCCACGAATTTGTTTTCCTCCAGTTCCTCAATGAAATCTGTCAGCGGTCTGTGTCCTGGAAAGGTATAAACTTCCGTATCCGGATTGCCGAAGAAGAACCGACCGGCATCCAGAGCCTTTCCATCAAAGAATGGGAATAGTAACTGCACTCTGGTCAGGAATGCGGTATATTCATCCGGCGACTGAATTGTGTCAATCTGAAATGCCACATGATACCGTGGCCTGGGAGAGCGATTGCCCTTCTGCTTCATGTGGTGGCGGCTGGTGCTGACCACACAGGGTACACCGGGGAATGATTTAGGAATGGCCTCGATAGGAATCCACTCTGCGGGATCGTCGGAATGGTCATTATCGTTGTCCAGGGCGGCAACGGTGGCTTCCAGAAAATTCTCTTTGCAGCGGTAATTGTCTTTGAACCGGATAAAAGTGTGGTCATAACAGAACAGCTTTTTCAGGTCTTCCGGGGTGTTGCCGGTGCCGCTGTATGGATATAAGCAGTTTTTTGCGTTTCCGCAGTTTCCGGAATGAAAAACTATGACTTCCAACTGCTCGCCTCCTTTAGGTCAAATGTGAATGGTATCATTTTTCTGTAGCCTGGCGCATCAACCAGGCTTTGAATGCATCGACAGGGATCAGAATTCTGGTGCCGATGCGAAGAGTAGGAAAACCAGGTGTTTTTACCAGCTCATATGCCTTGGGCAGACTAATGCCCATCTGAGCGGACAGTTCTTGCACGCTCATTGTGGATCGTTCCATAACTTTTCTCCTTTCCTTTGTAATAAAAGAGCAAACAAGAACCACCGGTCGGTATGATACCGATCGGTGGCTGTAGTGGTGTTATCTCAGGGTAATTTCGGCCTTACCCTTGGTGCGGATTTGCTGGACTGCATTGTATGCTGTCAGATCCTGGGCACCGTAATGATTTCGCTTGTCCAGCCTTTCTTCCTGTGCCTTCAGCTTCCGGTTTGCTCTCTGCTTAATTCTGTTCTTCATTTATTCATCCTCCTTGTCACATGGGCAGACTTTCCCTATGATACCGACCTGGTGGGCCGGTGCGGGCAACAACCTGGGTTCAGGTCGACATCCGTCTTGAAAAGGTATTTTATTGTTTGCTCTTGTTTTCTTTGACATTATACTGTATAATGTCACCGAATGCAAATTTCCAATGGTGACTCTAACGGTGACATAGGAGGTTCTCTGATGGCCTACGATAAATATGAATATTATTATGATGATTATGAAGACAAGGATATCCAGGTAGATCATACAACTGACACTTTCCAATACGATGCTATTGGCGGTGTTGGGCAGCTGATTTATCACCTGTTCCGTTTTAAAGAATATGAACTGGATTATTCGCCGTCCGGGATGCTGATTGCTCGGCCATACTGTATGAAGGGATATGAACCTGAACTGTATTCGAACGAGTCTCCATCTGGTGCGGAACTGACTGCCAGTATCTACAACTTGGCTAAAAAAATAAACGACCCTTCCGAAGAAAGGTCGTATACATATTTAATTGTGGAGTGGTGTAAGAAATATGGCCATCCGTATGCGATCGATTCCATCCATGACTATCTGACTGATCCTCAATATAAAATTGAGGAAGACGGCTTTTTCATTGAGAGAGATGGAACCTTTTGTATTGATGACTTCATGCGGGATTTGGAACGTTTTTACCAGGCTATTCGGCTGCACTTTGCGTTTGAGCAGATGTGCATCGATAATGATGAACCGGCACTGACACTGTATGAAGATGGCCGACATTTTGAAGGACTTCCGTTTTTCGAACAATACAAGTATGATCCGGATCGTGCCCCTAAAGTCGACTATTCTTCAGCAGGTGGGGACTTGCTGAAAGAAATGCAAATGGATATTGCTGCAACAAAAGGCAGAACGTATTATGATGATTTTGCAAGAGTTCCCTTTGATTATTATGAAGATTTGCAGGAGAAGATAGTTGACATGATTCCGGATTTTTCTATCCGGCTGAAAGTTGATCCCAGAACACGAAAAATGGTGTTTGCGGCGGATATCCATTCTGTATTTGATATTTGCTGGTTAACTTTTGCGAAAAAACTCGCGGAAGGTCCAACTCCGGAAGAAATGAGTCATAATCCGGCACCTAAGGCTGTACCGAAAGGTCTGGTGATGTCTTGCCCCTTCTGCGGAGAAGCGTATGTTCGTACTGCCAATCGTTCGATTACTTGTGGAAAACCGGAGTGTACACGGGCGAGAAAACGCTTAAATAAGCAAAATAGTCGTAAAAAGAAAAAGATCACTGACCATCAGACTAAATAAAAATATGTGAGATTAAGGAAAATTCCGCACGACTGACCACCGTGCGGAATTTTGCTTATTCAGATTATTAATTTCATACACACATATTTATTAAATGTGTATGAAATTTAGTTGAAATTGTATGTTCTAATGAATATAATAAAATTAAACACACAGAGATTATTAGTGTGTATAGATTTTAATTACAAGGTGGGTGATTGCGTGGATATTCGGACAACTGCAAGAGCAGTGATTGAGGGCAAGGGCGGCATTGCTAAATCTGCCGATTTTGTGGCAGCCGGTATCCGTGCGGTCGACGTCGTAAACCTATGCAATGCTGGTTACCTGAATCGTGTACGCCATGGCTACTATCAGTTGGCCGAGACGGATGAAGCAACAGAGGAACAGATACTGGCAACGCTGATCCCCCAGGGAGTTGTATGTGTGGAATCGGCATTGTTTCATTATGGATACAGTGACTTTACCCCGCGTAAATGGTCAATTACTGTACCACGCACTATATCCAGGTCGACACTGGATGTGGCCGTTCTCCCGCTTCAAACCTATTTTGTCCAGCAGGATCTATATGAACTTGGCAAAACAACCGGAGACTTTGGAGGGGTCACACTTCCGGTCTATGATAGAGAACGCACGATATGTGATTGTTTTAAATATCGCTCCCGGTTGGATACGGAACTGTTTTCCAAGGCACTGAATGCCTATGCAAACGATCCCAATAAGAATCTGAGCAATCTATCTATATACGCAAAAAAACTGCGTGTCTATAAAAAAGTAATCGAATTGATGGGAATACTCATGTATCCCGATACAAGGAGAATGGTCGATGAAGAAGCTGTTTGATATCCCGATTTATGCACTCTCTCCGGATGAACTTAGTTGCCGGGTGCAGCAGAAAATCGATAAATTGAAAGAATATGCCGCTGGAACTGATCCGCAGACGATGGATCTGATCATTGACACAGAAACATTCCCGAAGCGTTGTTGGGACTACAATCACATCGTCGGCTATATCCGTGTCAGCGCTACCCGGCAGAATATTGTGTTTGATTTGTTCCTTCCCAGACCTGCGGTGGAGCGGTATATCTGGTATTCTCCCAGAAAAGCATTCTTGTATGATGTCCATGCCAATGGCACACATTTTTACACTGGGAACATGAAGACCAATGAGGAAATCCGGAAAGCCACGGATAAAATGCTGACCTGGATGATCAAAGATTTTCTCCCGAAACGGTACTATGTTGACAGATCTGGTTTTGATAATTTGAACCGTCATCTGGATTATCTGGGAATTATAAAAGAATAATTTTCCCCCATAAAAATAAAAAAGAGGGATTACCATGAAAGAAATGAAGAAGGATCAGGAAGAACTGTTCCGCACCATATATAAAATCGCAACCGATCTGGTTCATGCGGGCCATGTGGCGGAGTGGGACTTTAAGTCCTATGTTCTCGGCACCATGTTCTACCGCTATATTTCTGAGAACTTTGCAGAGTACATCAATAAAGGTGAACGGGAGGCCGGTACTCCTGACTTTGACTATGCCAAGATGGCTGATGCCGATGCGGAGTTTGCCCGTGAGGGTCTGATCCAGGAGAAGGGTTTCTTTATTCTGCCCAGTGAACTGTTCTGCAATGTCCGCGCCCGGGCAGATAAGGATGATAATCTGAATGAAACCCTGGAACGGATCTTTAAGAATATCGAGAGTAGTGCTGCCAGTGGTGACGCGGAGAGCAGCTTTTCTGGCCTGTTTGACGATTTCGATGTGAACGCAAAGGCCATTGGTGAGACTGTTGCAAAGCGTAATAAAGTACTTGTTGCGCTGCTGAACGGTGTGGCGCAGATGCCCCTGTTCTCTACTGACGGCATCAATCCGGACCTGTTCGGTGACGCATACGAATACCTCATGAGTATGTACGCAGCCAATGCCGGTAAAAAGGGTGGTCAGTATTTCACCCCGGCAGATGTTTCCGAACTGCTGGCTCGGCTGGGCACCATCGGCAAGACTAAGATAAATAAGGTCTATGACCCTGCCTGTGGCTCTGGTTCTCTGCTGCTGAAGGTGGAAAAGGTGCTGGGCAAGGATAATATTGAGCGCGGCTTCTTCGGCCAGGAAATCGACCTGACCACCTATAACCTCTGTCGCATCAATATGTTCCTGCACAATATTGAATTCGATAAATTCAGCATTGTGCGTGAGGATACCCTGCTGTCTCCCATGCACTGGGATGACCAGCCTTTTGAACTGATCGTTTCCAACCCGCCTTTCTCTGTCCCCTGGGAGGGTGATAAGAATCCTCTTCTGATCAATGATCCCCGGTTCGCTCCCGCTGGTGTGCTGGCCCCTGCATCCAAGGGTGATATGGCGTTTATTATGCACAGCCTGTCCTGGCTGGCCAACAACGGTGCTGCGGCCATTGTCTGTTTCCCTGGCGTTATGTACCGTGGCGGCGCGGAGCAGAAGATTCGTAAATACCTGGTGGATAACAACTATGTGGATGCCATCATTCAACTGCCTTCCAACCTGTTCCTGAACGTTACGATCTCTGTAGATATTATGCTTCTGCGGAAGAACAAGGCAGATAGCGGTATTATGTTTGTAGATGCTTCCGGTGAGTTTGTTAAGGTAACAAAGAATAATCGTCTGACCGAAGCAAATATCCAGCGGATCGTATCTGCTGTGGCGGATCGGCAGGATGTGGATCACTTCTGCCGCCTGGTACCGAACGATGAGGTTGGCAGCAAAGAAAACGCTTATAATCTGTCCGTTTCTACCTATGTGGAGGCAGAGGACACCCGTGAGAAAGTCGATATTGTGAAATTGAATGCCCAGATTGCGGAAATCGTGGCAAGAGAGGCTGTCCTCCGTGCGGAGATCGATAGGATCATCGCAGAAATTGAGGTGGGTTAATGAGTAAATTAAGTGAACTTATTGCTCAATATTGTCCAAACGGAGTGGAATATCGAAGAATTGGCGATATAGCAAAAGTGCTTCGGGGCAAACGGTTGACTAAGGACCAATTGAGTGACGAAAATGAGTATCCAGTATACCATGGCGGTTTAGATCCACTGGGATTTTATAGTGAGAAGAACAGAACTGCGAATACTGTTATGATAATTAATGTCGGTGCTTCAGCGGGAACAGTTGGTTTTTGTGACAAAGAATTCTGGTCCTCGGATGGGTGCTTCTGCATTTCTCATAACGATGTAACTATACCCAAATTTGTTTATATGGCGCTTTCTTCACAAGAGAGATACATCGTTTCCAAGGTGCGTCATGCCGGAATACCTACACTTGATGCTAAAATAGTTGAGGAAATGCTGGTCCCTGTTCCTCCTCTGCCTGTGCAGAGTGAAATTGTCCGGATTCTGGACAATTTCACGAAGCTTACAGCGGAGCTTACAGCGGAGCTTACAGCGGAGCTTACAGCGAGAAAGGCCCAGTATGCATACTATCAGGATAAGCTGCTGACTCGCTCTGCTGGCACAATCCATACCCTTGGAGAGTGCTGCGTATCGATTGCGGACGGCGATCATCAGCCGCCACCCAAGGCCGATTCCGGCGTTCCCTTTATTACGATTTCCAACTTCACAGAAAACGGGATCGATTTCACGGACACAAAGTTTGTTCCGCAGGAGTATTATGATAAGCTGGATAAAAAGCGCCGTGCCCAGAAAGATGATATTCTCTATTCTGTGGTTGGCTCTTTTGGCATACCGGTTCATATCACAGAGGACAAGCCTTTCGTGTTCCAGCGGCACATTGCGATCCTGCGACCCAATACAGAAATGATTGCCCCTCGCTATTTGTACCATGTTATGAAAAGTGACGCTTTTTATAAGAAGGCGGATGCAGCGGCAATTGGTGCTGCCCAACGCACCATCAGTCTGTCTGCATTGAACCGCATGAAGATTTCTGTTCCGAGCCTGGAGGTGCAGGAACGGTTGGTACGGGTGTTGGATAACTTTGATGCTATCTGTACCGATCTCAACATTGGTCTGCCTGCGGAGATAGAAGCCCGGAAAAAGCAGTATGAGTTTTACCGTAATCAGCTGTTGACATTCGCAGAAACCGGTAAGACAATCTTGACAGACAGACAGACAGACAGACAGACAGACAGACAGACAGACAGACAGACAGACAGACAGACAGCTGATTATACGGCCCTGATTCGACTGTGTCAATATATATTCGGCTTTGTGTTGCTGCCTATGGGAGATCTGTTTGATTTCCGGAACGGCCTGAGTAAAGGTAAGGAGTTCTTCGGAACCGGTACTCCCTTCATTCGCTATACCGATGTGTATAATAATCGATTCCTGAAAGCAGAGAATGTCACTGCGTTAGTAGAATGCACACCCGCTGAACTGGAGAAACTGCGTGTTTCCCGTGGCGATGTGCTGTTCACCCGCACCTCCGAAACTGCGGAGGATGTAGGTTGGTCTTCGGTTATGCTGGATGATATTGGCGATTGCGTATTCAATGGATTCTGTATCAAGGCTACCCCTAAGACATCACATCTGCTGCCGGAATACTGTGCATACTGCTTTACCGGAAAAGATTTCCGGCAGTATGTCACATCCCATTGCGCCTTTACGACCAGAGCATCGCTGACTGGCAAAACCATAGCGGAATATCTGCTGCCGGTTCCCAGCATTGAGGAGCAGAAGCGTATTGCGGAAATCTTGGATAAGTTTTATATGATCTGTACAGACCTGTCTGAAGGTCTGCCTGCAGAGATTGCTGCCCGACAGAAACAGTATGAATACTATCGGGATAAACTGCTGACTTTCGAAGTTAAAGGATAATTACGGATGGGGGTGACCTTATGCAATATATGATGGCCAGATTGGAGAATCCCAAAGAGATTATCTCTTTTCTGCAGGATGTGTTCGAAATATATGAAATCAGACAACGGGTGGGCGATTCCAAAGGTGTTGTATTTCATGTACGAACCAATGAGGGTAACCATGTCCTGCCCCATATTCATGCGGCATATGGTGAGTACAATATATCCATCGAAATTGCAACCGGAAGAATTTTGGAAGGGAACCTTCCCCGTAAAAAAGAAAAGATAGCTACAGCATGGGTGGTCGATCATAAGGAAAAGCTTACGACAGACTGGAAGAATATTGCGATATCTGCCATATCCACAATGACAAAGTCCAAATTGGATTTTGTTGACTGATAATATAGGCATGCTTACTAAATTATTTCCCCCCGGTTAAGGAGATAGAAAAATGGAGAAACAGATTACAGCGGTTCTGATTGATACGTCTGCATATCATAATCGACAGTGTGATTTTGCTGGAATTATGTCGGCAATGATACCAACATTCCTTCGCCTGATGGAAACAAATCATATCACTGTACTCAGTCATCCTATTTTAGATAGTGAAATACGCAAGCACATATACGAGTCGGATATTGTGAGCCGAGCTGAGAAGTTGTGCAAAACGATCCAGAAAAACAAGGCAATAATGACATTTGCCGGTTTTGGAACGCAGGACATACTGGAACAGGCCAGCGCCGAAAAAGTAGCAGATTCTCTCATATCCGAATACACAGAACTGGCTAAAAGTTTTGTGATGCTTCCGTATGTAGATGCACAAGAAGTCTTTGCGGATTATTTCAGTGCAAAACCTCCTTTTTCAGTTACCGGAGAGAAAAAATCAGAGTTTCCGGATGCCTTTGTGTTAAAAGGATTGCTTAAATATTGTACAGAACATCCTGACGCGCAGATTCTTGTTATTAGTGATGATCCTGATTGGAAGAAAACTTTGGGCGACAATACCCACATCCAGCTGGTCAACACTCTTAAGGATGCACTGTCTTGCATGTGGTCACAACTAGGTGACAAGGCAGAATTTGTTTGGCGCATTTGGTCCGCTAAAACAGAGGAAATCATGATTGAGATTGCCGCCGCTGCAGAATGCGAAGCCTTCAGTATTGATGACATCTATGAGCTAGAAGATATTGAAATTTCCAATATCCGTACTACTAGTATGGTTGGAAATATGACGCCGTTGGAGATTACAGAAGATTCTGTATTGGTTCATGCAACAGTATCTCTTTCTGTTGATGGTATGGCGGAGTATTTGGATGAAAACCGTTCTGTCTGGGATAAGGAAGATGGTGTTTATTACTTCCTTGCATATTCACGTATTACCTTCCAAGACGCTTCTGCTGAAGCGGAATGTGAAGTGCGATTAGGTTTTCCTGCTGATGGAAGTATGAATCCCATCGAAATAAAAAATGTTAGAATAACCAACAAATGGGATATCAGTATTGATGTGAGTGAAGCAGACGTTACAGAAGAAGATATAACCGACTACGGAGAAGACGAATGGCGTGCTGAACAGGCAGAGGCGTTAGCAGAATATCACAACCACTAATGATGGCAAAAAAGGTGTCGTTATGGCAAAGGATAAAAAGAAAGGCAAAAAACAGAATAAGGGCAAAGTAACACAGCTGCAACCGATTACTTTATCTGGGGAAGATATGCAACACTTGATTGCACATGCAATTGCTGAAGCGGATGAAATAAAAGAAGCGGCACACCGCAAGCTACAAGAGGCAGATCTACAAGAGTGGCGTATGGCGATTGGATATAAGGAATTTGATGACCCCAACAGAGTCATACGAAGAGTAAAATTATTCTTTAATCAGCTCTGGTGTATTGCGAAGATTTGCTTTGTGCCCGCTAAAGCTGTCAAAGGAGATCGTGCATCATTTGCTTTATTAAAGCTGTTTCTTTGTATGTTCTTCGGTGTTTCAGAATGTATTCTCGCACTAGCATCACTATTGCTTTCTATTTACGGAATTGCTCTATTCTTCTTACCAAACGCTGTCCCTCTATTGGGACTCAGTAATGCGGCATTTATTTGTATAGGCGTATCATTATTCCTTATTTCCAGAATGTTCCGCATTGCGGGAATCGAAGTTGGAAAAATTGAAGATAGAAACTACTTATTTGGCTTATTTGCATCTGTTACATCAGTAGCATCTATCGTGATAGCAATTATTGCGCTTGTCAAAGGGGGCTAATCAATGAGCTATTTTAATATTGTTGCCCAAAGCAGCGAAAGTACGGTTGTAACTGAATATACCCCAAAAGGCAAGCGGTCCGAGGGGTATCAGAGCGAGGCACAGCTGGAGCAGGAGTTTATCCGTATGCTCCAGGATCTGGGTTACGGCTATCTGCAAATCCATAAGGAGGCAGACCTTATCGCCAATCTCCGGGCGCAGCTTTCCAAGGTGAATAACTACGAGTTCACTGATGGGGAGTGGGATCGGTTCTTCATAGAAGTGCTGGCCAATCCCAATGCGGACATTGCGGAAAAGACCCGGCTGATCCAGGAAGACCATGTGCAGGTGCTGAAGCGGGATAATGGTGAAAGCAAGAATATCAGCTTGATTGATAAGAAAAACATCCATAACAATGTTCTACAGGTCATCAATCAGTACACCGTATCCACCGACGATGGTGCCAAGCACGATAACCGCTATGATGTGACCATTCTGGTCAACGGTTTGCCTTTGGTACATATCGAATTGAAGCGCCGGGGCGTGCCCATCCGCGAGGCGTTCAATCAGATCAATCGTTATCAGCGTGATAGCTTCTGGGCGGCCAGCGGACTGTATCAGTTTGTACAGATCTTCGTTATTTCCAATGGTACCAACACCAAATACTATTCCAACACTACCCGGTTCAACCACATCAAGGATGCCAATTCCCATAAGGCAAAGAAAGAAAAGACTAGCAACAGCTTTGAGTTTACTTCTTTCTGGGCAGATGCCAACAACCGCATCATTCCGGATCTGATTGACTTTACTAAGACCTTCTTTGCGAAGCATACGATTCTGAACATCCTGACCCGGTACTGCGTTTTCACGGCCGAAAAATTGCTGTTGGTTATGCGCCCCTATCAGATCGTTGCCACGGAGCGGATCATTAACCGGATTGAGATCGCCAACAACTATAAAAAGTTTGGCCGCGTATCCGGTGGCGGCTACATTTGGCACACTACCGGCAGCGGAAAGACCCTGACCTCCTTCAAGACCGCACAGCTGGCATCCAAACTGGATTACATTGACAAGGTACTGTTTGTGGTCGACCGCAAGGATCTGGACTACCAGACCATGAAGGAATATGACCGCTTTGAGAAGGGTGCTGCCAACAGCAACACTTCCACGGCGGTTCTGAAGCGGCAGTTGGAGGATGATGGCGCTAAAATCATCATTACTACCATTCAGAAGCTGGCAACCTTCATTAAGAAGAATGCCGGCCACGGAGTTTTTGATAAGCGTGTAGTCATTATCTTCGACGAGTGCCATCGTAGCCAGTTCGGTGATATGCACCAGGCAATTACTAAGTATTTTAAGAAATACCATCTGTTCGGCTTCACCGGAACGCCTATCTTTGCGGCCAATGCAGGTGTCAGTAAAAATCCCACTTTGCGTACTACAGAGCAGGCCTTTGGTGATCAACTTCACGCATATACCATCGTGGATGCTATCAACGATAAGAATGTTCTACCCTTCCGTGTTGACTATATCAAGACCATGGA